TCTACCAGCTTATAAGAATATTTATAATTATCTACTTCATCTTTTAAAATTTGTAATTGATGTTTGTCTAGGTCTTCTGAATACATATCTGTATTGTATTCTTCTTCTATTGTTACATTTTTAATTCTTGCTGCATTAATAAGATTAAAATACTCGCTGTCTGAATCTACAAATCCAGTTTTTTCCTGGCCATTAGAATACACGGTAACCTCTATTCCAAGCTGCCTACCAATGTCTTCATAGTGTTCATCTTGCATAACTTCAGATTTTTTTAATCCAAGTCTTGTAAATGCTAATGAGTGTAGTGTTTTAAAATATTTTAAATCTTTTTTCTGTAGTCTAGGATATGCATCCAACATTCTATCAACTGCTTCTTCTGCAGCTTTTTTTGTAAATGCAAAGTAACCAATCTTGTCGATAGGCGTACCTAGTTTTAAAAATGTTTTAACATACTTTAACAACTTTGTTGTTTTACCTGTACCTGGAGGACCCAATATTTTTCTAACGCTCATTGACTTCTTTACCTTTCCACCTAAGCTCACTCCATGCTTGATTCCACATCGTATCTATTTTTTTAAAAAATGTTTGATCAGAATTATTTTCTCTAAACATATATAACTTTCCATGGTCCCCAGTTATCTTACAACTCCAACCTGCTTCATGACTAAAAAACCCTATTTCATCTTCACTTTCTATAAATATACACTCTGAAACTTTATAGATATCTTTTAAATCTGTTTTAATAAGTTTTTTTTTCTCTTCATCATAATCATGATTAATCATTCTTTCATATAAAATACCAAAACCATTTTTTCCATCTAACCTCAAGTTAGTGCCTAATATTAATAATTCATATTGGGGCAGGTTTTTAATTCCTGAATCCATAATCTTTCTATAATCTTTATGATAACCGCGTATAATTTTTTTATGTCCTATACATTTTTCATAACCACCTTTATCTTTCATAATAGGTTTAAGATAAACATCTTCCCAATCATTTTCAGAATCAATAGGTTTTACATCAACTAATGTCTTAAAACCTTTACCTATAATTAAAAAATCTGGTAACCAACCTGTAAGACCTTCAATTTCTGGTTCATAAACAACGTTCCAACCTAATTTTTTAAAAAATAAATACCACCTTGCTTCTAATTTACTTCTAAAATGTATTCCTTCTACTATTATTTGTTTTGCTTTCATTACATTATCTCCGTGTTGTGTTTTAGTTTAGTGTGATTAATTTTTACATCTTCAAATTGTTCTATACTTATGCACACCACATTCTTTGTAGGTGTATTGTACTTACCCTTTTCTTTTGTTGGATATCTTTTTTGTTCTAAAAATTCTATATCACAGTGTTTATAGTTAGTTTTCATCATCACACCTGTTTTGTCTTCACCATGTTTCCAGTTTTTTGATTTTAGTTTGTCGTAAAATTTATCAAACTTAAAGTATGCATAACCATCTTCTATTAATACTGTACCAGATTT